GGAAGGAGCTGCTTTGCACGCGAGAGGTGCGCGTTGAGAATCGCCTCTTTGTGCTCCTTCGTAAACCCGCCGACGGTCGCGCGCTTCCACAGCTGGCGCAGTGTCTGGTTGAGTTGCTGATCCCCACCCAACCGTTCGTCGAGTTCGGCTAATGCCTCTTTGGTGATGGCCTTTCGAGTGAAGCCGTTCAGCTTGCTTTCCGGATCGTTGATGCCCCGGTCTGCAATCCTCTCCAAACGAGTGTATGACTCGGTCGCGAGGTCGTAATTGAACGACCCATACCGCTCGTTGAAGTGCCGGTTCCGTTCTTCCCTGAGCTGGACCTCCGCAGGATGAGGTCCCGTTGATTGTGTCCTGGGCTCTGGGATGCGAGGCTCTCCGAAGACGTGCTTGGCAATGTGCCCAGCAGCATACATCAGATTCTTGTCGTTCAGACGCTTACCATCATTGTAGGTAATGCGAATGAGATCTTCCAGCACGGGCATCGTAGCCCGCACGTAGAGGTCCTTGCTCAGTCTCTGAATAGCGGGCAAGAAGTTGTCCACCAGCAGAGGAACGGAGCCGGGTGCGTTGCGCGCGAGCTGCTGGAACACAAGACTCGGGTCGCCATTCAGGAGGCTCGCTTCGATGACGTCGAAGTCCTCCGACTTACGAGCCGCGGTCTGTGCTTCCTCAACGGTCGCGAAAGTCTCCGAGAACTTCTGCTCCCGGAAGAAAATGTCCTTCAGTCCCGGAACCTTCTTGAAGATATCCGGGTCAGCCTTCTTCAGTTCTTGATAGGTTGGTCGGCCTTCAACAGCAGGTTCTGCTTGAGCTTTTTCTTCGCCCTCTGCTTCCCCTTCGCCTTCAGGTGCTTCGTCCTCTTCTTCACCCTCATCCTCGACCTCGCCATCGTCTTCGGCACCTTCATCGACAGCATCGTCATCGACTTCCGGTTCCGCGGAGTCACTGGTGCCCTGTTCACCAGCATTGCCAGGGTCTCCGACATCATTTAAGATGTCCATGTCATCGTCAGCCATCACGTCTCCTTATGCGGGCGGTTCCATAGCGCCCTCGCCACCAGCTTCTTCGCCGCCTTCAGCTTGCATCTGAGCTTGCTGTTGCATCTGCATCTGCATCTGCATCTGGATGATTTGCGTGTGCTCCATATAGTGCGCGCGCACGTTCATCCATGCTGCAGGATTGTTTTCCTTCGTATCCATGCCGACCGGCGACTTCAGCCAAGAGAGGCAGATTTCAGCCTCAATCTCGTGCCGGTCTACATCCTGGTCAACTGGAACAGAGGATTGGAACATTTCCTGCCCAGTCATGGGGTCGATTCCTGTTGGAGTCGGCTGGGCCATGATGAGCTGGGCAATCTCTATGAGCTGCTTATTCCTGTCGTCGTCACCGGGGATGTAGAGGTCTTCCATGCCGATGAGTTCGGCAACGAAAGAGGTATTCTCCGGATGCATGAAAATTTGACCGATCTGGGGGTCTTGCATCTGGATAAGTTGAAGAAGAACGTCGCGCTTCTGTGCCCATGAGATAGGAAAGGCCTCGCTGGTTTCGGGTTCGATCTCGCCCACCTTACCTTGAAGTTCGGCCTTACGAATCCACGTGTTGACAAAACTCTGTCCCTGCTCTTTCACGAACTTCTCATCCTGCGTCATGTTCTTGGCGAAGGACCGGACGGACTTGCTCATGACCTGGGACCACCAAATCTTCAGGACGGTCCATGTCCCTGAGAGTCTCTGGAGAGCTTGTGCGCGGCTCAGCTCATACTCACGAGCAGTTCCGGAGCCTCCTTCAATAGCACCGCCATAGATAGTAGGGAAGGTCCCAACCACGAATTGAGCCGAGCTATCCAGACGGTCAGCAAACATCTCCACTTCCTGAGAGAGGCTCGCAGCCTTAATGTCATGGAAGCCTGCTGAGAGATTCTGTCCTGAAGGAGCCTTTGCTTGATTAACCATGCCCGGTCGTGCTTCTGACTTGGAGTAGTTCTCGAAGTCGAGCACAGATGGGTCAGCAAATGTTTCTGGTATTCCGAACTCGATGGTCTCCAGCGTGATGTTGGATAGCTCATTGGTCATGTCCTGAATCGGGACCAGAGATTGGCCCTCAGGTTCAGCATGAATGTGCTCGGAGAACGGCGACATTGTGGCCGTCCAGTGGTCATCGAGCACGTCGGGGAGAATCTCGACTACCAGGTCGTTGTTGACGATGACGACGTAGCAGCCCTCGGGATACTCTTTCTTGAGGCGGACTACAATCTCGTCTTTGGTATCGCCCCACGCATTGAAAGACCAGGGCCGGAACCACATCCTGGCGACGGTGCAGATGTTGTCTTGCCATTCACCAGCATAGCGGCGATCGTTACGTGCCCATCGCTCGATTTCGTCCGTATCGTAGCTGGCCTTGATGAGGTGCGCGAACTCAGGATATGTCTCCTGGATAAGCCCTACTGGCTCCTCCGTGACGAACCTGAGATACGGTGTCTCGTCTAGTTTGGAAATGTAATGCGGGACCTCCACGTGCAGGGGTCCAAATACACGAAGGACTTCACGACTCTTGGGCCGATCGTTATACCCGACAATCGTGTCAAACGTTTCTTCTTGGTCCTGGATTTCCGGAGGAGCAACGACTCCGCAGCTCTGGCATTGCTGCTCCTGAGGAGGCATTGCTGTCGCTGGGTCGATTGCAGGTTCCTCACCTGAGGGTGCGCCGCACGCCGGACAGAAGTAAGTGCGATTGACAAGCGTTTCCTGACCAGGGATTGGCTCACGGAATGTGCCGAACTCTTTTCGAGTTTTGAGCTCATTGTAGGCAAAGACGACTCCAGTGTTGAATAGAAGGTAAAGTGCCCTCAGAAATAGAACTTCGGATTGGTTGTGTCGCTGGACGAGTTCGGCAATCTTCGAGTAGGCTTTGGCTGTCTGGACGTCGCTGGCGTTATCCGCATCGTCAGGGAAGAATCTGACGTAAGGAATGCCCGCAGCAATCGCCGAAATCCACGCCTGTCCGTGGGCTTTGTAGATATTGACAACCTTTGCAATAGCTTGAACATCGGTGTCCGCCTGTGGGTCTTCGAAGCCAACATTAGTGCGGTCTTGGTAGTCACGATAGTCCCGAGCGATGGCATCCCAGTAGATATACTGAAGGTTGTTCCAGTAGCACTCCAGCTTCTTCAGACGCTTTACGTAGGCTTCACGAACCGACCGCTCAGGGATGCAGAGGTGGTCCCTGATACGGAGGAGAGCATCTGTAATCTCCTTGGGATAGACATCCTCAGGATTGACCTCCTGCTCCTCTTCCTCGAGGTTAGTATCCTCCTGCGGAACGAGGCCGAGCTCGTCCGGGGGAAACATCTCCTCAGGTGGGAGCATCGCCGGGTCCATCTGGTCTTCGGTTGGAGGATACATTACTTTATGTGTCCGGAATGGAAGTTCGACCAATAATTCGGGTCATGCATCCGTTGCATCATGTTGCGGACCAAATCGTCAGACTCAGAGCTATTTAATCCCGCTTCCTTCACCCACGGGTCGAGGATACTACGAATATGAGCCTCAGGAATCTGCCGAATTTCTCCAGCAGCGTCTGTGAAGAAGTCTGGCCTCTGCGACGCAATTTGATTGAAGACGCCATTACGGCGCACCTTATCATAGAAACCACCATAGATACCACCCGGAGGCAGTGGCAATCCACGTTGGATTGCATCTAGGTCTGCTTGACCTTTATCTACACCAATGAACAGCCTTCTGCTTGGGTCATAGATAAACTGACCTGGATGTCTGTCGGGAATTTTCAGGTAAGTATCACCGACCATTTCTCGGGCTACCTGCTTAACTACCTCAGGGTCTTGCGCGTAGGCTTGCTCCTCGGGGTATGGGAACTCGTGCCAAGCACTGAAATTACCATGCTCAAACGGCAGGATGATTCCACCTTCTGCAACTGCTGTAGCTGGAGGAGTCTTCTTATTGAATGCGTTTGACAATCTCGAAGAAGTCTGCTCAGCGATTGCATTCTCCCTCGGCATCTTAGCAATTTCGGCTGGCGAGAAATGCGAACCAGCTCCAACAGGCGATTGATGATATGGCGAACCCTTGTGAACGATACGCTCGTCATTCACTTTCGCCATCAAACGCTTGGGTCCATATCCGCCCGCGCCAGCACGACCCAAATCCTCAACAGGCTCCTGGACCACATCTTCGATAGTCTGCAGGTCTGGATGGACAACAGGTGCCGGGGGTTTGAATGGACCCGTGCGAGGAGTTTGACGCCGCGGTGTAATTATTGACGCATCAGGGTTAGCCCGATTAAGAACACCCAGGATGGTCTCGTTTGCCTCGTCAATATCTCCACCACTAACATTACCTCTCGATAGTTCGACAAGTGATCGAGGCTCACGACCTCTCATGCCATGAACGACATCATCCCAATGGCCTGATTGATTGATGGGCACCTCTTTGGACAGCTGCATCAGCGTGCGCGCTTGATCCTCGGTCATGCTAGGATCAAAGTGCGTTTGCAGATAATCAATCATCCGGGTCACACCCACCGGATTCTTCAAATTCTCCCGCTGTGCCATCGACCGCAATCGAGCCAGCGGGACGGCCGACATCATCGTCCCTGTGCCTTTAGCTGCCAATGCTGCTTTACCACCCAGCAATGCAGCTTTAGCACCGCCCAAGGCGAGCTTTGCCTCCTCAGGAATGACACTCAACATGTTACCAGCAAGACGTTCAGGAGAGCGATCCTTGACACTGCTCCAGAGATTTCTGCCAGACTCCTTAGCAAAGTCTACGAATGAATCACCACCTGTGCTTCTATCGGCTTTGTTTATTTCACCGAGAGCATCGAAAGCAACATCATCCTCAAGGAAGCCCTTTGCGAAATCACTATCCGGGAGGGACTCATACATCTCTCCAGCGACCTTACCACCGGCACTAAGACTATCCCAGAAGCCTGGAGTAGGTGGAGGCCGGTTCGGGTCTTGCCTAAACTGGAACTCAGGCTGAGGATTAGGCTCCCACATCTCCCGCTTGCGTTGCTGACCCTCGGCCATCACGCTATCGAGCGCCCGACCGTCGCGCATGAAGTCGAATTGAGCCGGTTCCACGTTAAATGGACGAGTGGATTGATAGGGGTCGAGTGTCCTAAATTCGACACTCCCCATACTACCTCTCCGTTCGCCCATCTGGCACCTCTACAGCTTGCGCGCGCTTCTTCCAGCGTTCTTTTTCTTCCTGTGCTGCT